ATAACGCCTGTGGCAAAACGGTATCAGGGCGGCATCTTAGGGGCGGGCTTCAACCCTCTGCAAGCCCCGAACGCACCTACGATTGGCACGGCTACGGCTGGCGGCAATAACTGCGCGTCTGTGCCGTTTACGGCTCCCGCTAACGTGGGCGGATCGGCTATCACTGGCTACACATATCAGAGCAATCCGGCTGGGTTCTCTGGCGCAGCGGCAGGCTCTCCGTTTACTGTAACTGGCTTGACTAACGGATCTTCCTACACCTTCGGCGCGTTTGCTCTCAATAGCTACGGACCATCACCGATTAGCGCGTTTAGCAATAGCATCACTGCTGTGCTGGACGGGGTGTTTAGCATTTTTGCGTTGGGCCTTACGACCGCAGCTTCTATCACCCGTAACAAATATACATACTCAGGATGCGTAGTCGGCGCAGCTACTGCCGCCACAGTGGCATCACGCTCTGGTTCTGCCGCAGGTAACATCACTGTTGGTATTTTTGCGTTGGGCCTTACAACCGCCGCATCCACCACCCGTGACAAATACACTTACTCAAGCTGTGTAGTTGCAGCGGGCGGTGCTGCGACAACTGCATCTTATGGTGGCGCAGCGGCTGGTAACAGCACAGTAGGTATTTTTGCGCTAGGTTTTACGACCGCAGTCTCCACAACCCGCAACAAATACACCTATTCCGGCTGCGTTGTGAGCGCAGGCGGCGCTGCGACAGTTGCCTCCTACTCCGGGTCAGCCGCCGGTACCAGCACAACTGGCATTTTTTCGTTAGGAAACAACGGCTGTGGGTTTGGGGGTGTGACAACCCGCAACAAGTACACCTATTCTGGCTGCACAGTTGGCTCGGCTACGGCATCGTCGGCTGCTTCTCGGTGCCAATCAGCTACTGGTAACGGCACTGTTGGTATTTTTGCGTTGGGCCGCACTACGAGTTGCAGGGTTACCACCCGCAACAAATATACTTATTCTGGCGACACAAATACCACTGGTGGCGCGGCTACTGTGGCTTCCGCAAATGGTTCAGCCGCTGGTAACAGCACGATTGGTATTTTTGCGCTGGGTTGCACAGGTAGTGTTTCTACCACACGCAACAAGTACACCTATTCAGGTGACGTTGTAGCCGCAGGGGGCGCAGCCACAGTGGCGTCAGCCTATGGCTCAGCCGCAGGTAACGGCACAATCGGAGTTAACACCTAATGCCTAATTTTTCCGGCGTATGGACGCTCTCCCAACAGTTTCAAGGTCGCGGTCAGGGACTGTGGCCTACGGCTCCGGGCGCGCCAACAATTGGCACGGCGACAGTGGCCTCAGCCACGTCCGCATCTGTGCCGTTTACGGCCCCAGCTTGCGCTGGTGTGCCAGCTACAATCACGGGATACACAGCTACGTCCACACCGGGATGTGTAACGGGTACGGCGGCATCATCTCCCATCACCGTTAGCGGGCTGACCACAGGCACCGCGTACACGTTTAAGGTCAAGGCGCAAAACGCCGCTGGCTTTGGTGCGTGCAGTGCGGCGTCTAATAGCGTGACGCCTGTGGCGCAGGGCCAGCAAACATACGCGACTGCCGGTACCTTTAGCTGGGTTGCGCCTGCGGGCGTTACTAGCGTGTCTGTCGTTGCTGTAGGTAGTGGCGCTGGCGGCGGCTTTATTAATGGTGGTTCGGGCGGTGGGCTTGGTTATAAAAACAACATTAGCGTCACGCCCGCATCATCATACGCAGTAGTTGTCGGCGCTGCAAAGGTCGGTTCTGGTGGCATCGGTCAATGCGGTGCATGCTCCTATTTTTCCTCAGCCGCTGTTGTTAAAGGCGGGGGTGGTAAAGGGGGCAGTACGTCGAACTCGACAGGCGGTTCTTATACCGGAGACGGAGGCGGCTCTGGCGGGACCACAGGTGGTAACTGGTCCGGCGGCGGCGGCGGTGGCGGGTATGCCGGTAATGGCGGTACGGCTGGCAATAACTTTAGCACGGCTCCAACTTCCGGCGCTGGCGGAGGCGGCTCCGGCGGTGGTTCTGGTTTTTACAATAACACGGCTGGCGGTGGCGGCGGCGGCGTTGGCATTCTTGGGCAAGGCGCTAATGGTGCGCCTGTTAATAATGGCAATTATGGGACTTCGTATGGGTGGGCTGGCGCGAGTGGCGGTGGCGGCTCTGGCGGTGCAAATGGCGGAAATAATACCTCTCTTTACAGCCCCGGAGGCGCTGGGGGCGCTTATGGCGGCGGCGGCGGCATGGCTGGAATTTACTGTAACTGCGTTCCTTGTTGTTCATATGGCGGAGTGGGTGGGGCTAGTGGCGGCGGCGCGGTCCGCATTATCTGGCCCGGCACCACGCGATCCTTCCCATCGACTAATACAGGAGACTTGTAAATGGAACACACTGACCTCGAACTTTACATCCAAATACGCGACGGACAGCCATTTGAGCATCCGATCTTTGCGGACAACTTCCGTCAGGCGTTTCCTGACGTGGACACAGAGAACCTGCCAGACACGTTTGCTAAGTTTATTCGCGTAGAGGCCCCTGTGCCTGATACCTATGAGGTGTACGAGGGCGTGACATACCAGTGGGTAGATGGCGTAGTAAAGGACGTGCATTCGGTGCGCGCAATGACGGACGAAGAACGTGCGGAGAAAACGGCGGAGCTAGAAGCTGCGGCTAACCAGCTAAACCTAACTCGCATGGAGCGGTGCCAGACTACTGCCGACGAAACGGAAGACGCCACGCAAAAGCAGCTTTGGCTTGATTGCCTTGCAGCGCATCAGGCGTGGGTGCTTGAAAGCGTCAATCCAATCACGCCTGCATTTCCCCCCTTCCCTAAGCAGGATTAAAGTGGCAACTAGGTAGCCGTTATATTATTGTATAAGGATTAATTATGGCGCGTAAGAAAGTGTCGGAACCCGTGGTGGCTCCGCTTGATGAATTACATTATTTCGTAACCCCTATCTATATTACCAAGCAGCCGCAGTTTCTTGAGACTGTCAAAGCCATCGCGGCTGACAGCATCAAACAGGTTCACGGCAAAGCTAAGCCGAACAAGATCCACCCGGTTCTGATGTCGGGCAACATGCTTGAGGATGAGCGGATCACGCCTTTTGCAGAGTTTATTGGGCAGACGGCGTGGAACATCCTATCCAGCCAAGGCTATGCGATGGATCAGTTCAGCACCGTTTTTACGGAACTGTGGTGCCAAGAGCATTACCAAACGTCATCTATGGATTACCACGCGCATCCCGGCGGCAACTTCCTTGTTGGCTTCTATTTCCTTGACACGCCGGAAGGTTGCCCACCCGCTGTCATCCACGACCCGCGTCCGGGTCGCGTCATGCTCGACCTGCCGCAGGCTGATGTGAACCAATTGTCGTTGGCCAGCACTATGATTAACTTCACCCCAGAGCCGGGAATGATGATGTTCGCACCTGCATGGTTGGCGCACAGCTTCAACCGCAATCCGTCCAACCTCCCTTTCCGCTTTGTTCACTTTAACCTTACCGTGCAACCAAATGCGCCAGTTGCTTGCCCAATGCCAGAAGCGGAGATCATTTGATGAACAGCAAGCCACATCGCAATAACTGCGACTTCCAATTAAAGCACTTCATGGCGGGAAGCTGCCACACAGCAGACGGCGCTTGGGCGCTGTTGCACGACCAGAAGATAGACATTGGCGTTAAGATTGAGCATTCAAAGGCGCAGGCGCTACGCCGTCAGGCTAAGGTTCTGGCCGCGCAGGCAGTGCTGGATGATAGCGCGTCAACAGCGATTGATCGGCTCAAGGCAGAGGCCGACCTACTGGAGTGTAACTCGGTCAACGAGGGCTGGGCGTTGAACCACCAAGCCGCACTCAACGAGTATGATTACATCTGCAAGCTAATGGACGAGCTTGAGCCGAACCGCAAATACCGCGACCTACCGTTCTTGGAAGCCAACGAGGCTATGCAGCGCGAAGAGTGGCTAGGCGAACTGAAGACGCGGGCTGAAAACTTCTTGCTTACTGCGGGCACAATACCGCACGACCACCTCAACACTATGCGGTGCCACCCAGACTTTGAGAGCCATATTGTTCCGCATCTGGAGGCCATCACCATGAAGATTGTCAACAGCCAAGGGGACCGCTCCAAGGTGCTGACCAACATGAAGCCGTTGTTTCTGGAAGATAAGTCGTGAGCGAATTCCACATCCGCTACAACCAGACGCGGGGTAAGCCGGGGCGTGGTACGGTCGATCACGTCTGGCGCGTGTTTGAGGACGGCAAGGAGTATCTGACGAAGAACGTCGAGATTAACGTGCCATGCAAGGGCGAGAAAACCGGCGGGGATTGGAGTATGGTATGCAAGGGCACTCTACACTTGGATCGTAAGACATCTACTGCTATAATAAACCCGTAAGGAACCGCTCATGAGCAACCGTTGGCCCGGTGGTATTATTAGGAAGACGCCTGTCACACCCACTGGCCCGTTCCAGAATGGGGCGGCCTCTGGCGTGTGGTCACTGGCCGACGCCTCGTATTGGACGAAGCAGGGTCTGTGGCCGACGGCTGGAAACTTCCTTGCGGTTGAGGATGTGTTCTCGACTTTTATTTATACGGGTACGGGTGCAACACAGACTATCACCAACGGGATCAACTTGTCCGGTTCTGGTGGGTTGGTGTGGTTAAAAGAGAGAACTGCAAATTATACAGATGGGCACTGGTTTGTTGATACCTCTCGCGGTGTTAACTCAGTTGTCAAATCAAATACGACTGCCGCGCAAGCTACAATCGCAAACTCCATAACCGCGTTTAACTCAACCGGGTTCTCCATTGGTTCAAACGCAAGTTTTGCGTCTACTAACTACGCTTCATGGACATTCCGCGAACAACCTAACTTCTTTGATGTTGTGACGTACACCGGCACAGGCGCTAACCAAAACATTGCCCACAACCTCGGCTCTGTTCCCGGCATGATACTTGTAAAGCGCACTGACACTGTTGCTGACTGGCAGGTATATCACCGCAGCAACGCCAACACGCAGTATATGGTGCTTAACAGCAACGCTGTCGTAGCCACTGGCACGACCCGCTGGAACAGCACAACTCCAACATCTAGCGTGTTTACTGTTGGTACGGACACAACGGTTAACGCATCTGGCGGCACCTACGTTGCCTACCTTTTCGCCCACGACACGGCGTCCACTGGGATTATTCAGTGTGGGTCGTTTACTGCTACGTCCGGTCAGCAGACTGTAACGCTGGGCTGGGAACCTCAATGGGTAATGGTAAAGCGGTCTGATACGGCGCAAAACTGGTTCATGACTGATATAATGCGCAGTATGAACGTAACAAGCACGGCTGATTTGCAGCCTAACACAAGCAGCGGTGAACAAAACGGACAAAGCATCGCACCTACAGCGACAGGCTTTACTTTTAACGCCAGCTATTTCGGGGCTGGCACCTACATCTACATGGCTATTCGTCGCGGCCCAATGAAGACCCCGACGCTGGGTACAAGTGTGTTTTTGCCTACACTGGCTACGTTTAGCGGAACTACTGTAACCAACACCGGCTTTGTCGTTGATATGGTTATTAACAAAACCGGCGTAGCAACAACGAACAATAACTTTGTGCTCGACCGCTTGCGCGGCTCGGATAATAGTTCAGGCCAAACCACGTTACCCTCAACCTCGTCAACATCAGCGGAAGTCGCTAGTTCAGGGCGCACTGCGCTAACTGCCTTGTTTTCAGCAAGCGTGTCAATCCAAAACGGTTTCCTTCAACAGGATACCACCGCGAATAACATCGTGTGGGCCTTCCGCCGCGCCCCCGGCTTCATGGATGTGGTGTGCTACACGGGGACGGGTTCTGCTGGAACGATTACCCATAACCTTGGCGTTGTGCCGGAACTGGTTATTACAAAAGGCCGTGGGTCTGTTACAAACTGGGGTGTGTACACTGCGGCTCTTGGCGCGACAAAAGCGTTGCTTCTCAACAGCACGACTGCTGAAATTACGAGCGCAAACTATTGGAACAACACCGCTCCGACTGCAACGCAGGTTTCTCTTGGAGCCACTACAAATAGCGCAACCACATTTGTAGCCTACCTCTTCGCCTCATGCCCCGGCGTGAGCAAGGTCGGCAGCTACACTGGCACTGGCGCGTTGCAGACAATCAACTGTGCGTTCACAACAGGCGCTCGTTTCGTACTCATCAAGCGGACTGACACAACAGGCGATTGGTACGTCTGGGATAGTGCCCGTGGCATCAGTAGCGGCACCGATCCGTATCTGCTGCTCAACAGCACGGCTGTGGAAGCAACCGGCACGAACTACGTTGACACCGACACCACAGGCTTCAAGGTAACGGCAGCGGCACCCGCAGGCATCAACGCCAACGGCGGCAGCTATATCTTCTTGGCCGTGGCATAAGGACAAGGAAACTTATCAGCGGCCTTTAACAAGGCAGTAATTATTTTATAGGCTACATATACAATGAAAATATGCGTTTATGCCATTTCCAAAAATGAGGAAATGTTTGTCAAACGGTTTTGCGATTCGGCTAAGGATGCGGATCTAATCCTGATCGCGGACACCGGATCGACGGACAATACCGTTAAGCTTGCCAAGAAGCATGGCGCAAAGGTGCCACCCATCTGCATTACACCTTGGCGCTTTGACGATGCGCGCAACGCAGCCTTGGCCCTGATCCCAAAGGACATTGACGTTTGCGTCAGTCTGGATCTGGACGAAGAACTTCAGCCCGGTTGGCGTGAGGAAATTGAGCGCGTGTGGGAAGAAGGCACCACACGCCTGCGCTATAAATTCGACTGGGGCGCTGGGATTGCGTTCTTTTACGAAAAGATCCACGCACGTCATGGCTACCGCTGGATCCACCCATGCCATGAATACCCGGTGCCATATCTAATTGATGAGAAATACGCTCAGACAGATATGCTGCTGGTGATCCATAAGCCAGACAACACCAAGAGCCGTGGCCAGTATCTGCCGCTGCTTGAAATGTCGGTCAAGGAAGACCCGCACGATCCGCGCAATGCATTTTATTATGCCCGCGAACTGTCGTTCCATGAGCATTGGCAAAAGTCCATTGATGAATGCAATCGGTATCTGGCTTTGCCCGGTGCTAACTGGGCGAATGAACGCTGCTATGCTTACAGGGTAATGGCGCGCTGCTATTCAGAACTGGGCGACTGGGATAATGCCATGAAGTCTGCGCGCATGGGTATGGTGGAAGCGCCAAATACCCGTGAGCCTTGGGTTGAGATTGCTAAGCTGGCGTATGAGCGGCACATGTGGGCAGAATGCTATGGCGCTGCGCTATCTGCGCTGGCTATTAAGGATCGCGAACTGGTCTATACGGTCGATCCTGAGGTGTGGGGTTCAAAGCCACATGACTATGCAAGCATTGCAGCTTGGAACCTTAATATGAAAGACGCTGCCATTGAACAATGCAAGCTGGCTTTGCATCATGACCCGGATGAGGCGAGATTGCTTGAAAACCTAAGGCTTATGACCGAAAACATTGATTGATTATCAGCACTAGAACATTGCTTTAATATTTGGTAGAACGCAGCGAACACTTTTATTGCAGCGGGACGCCATGCCAGCAACAGCTCAGACAACACCACTTACCTATAATGGCTATGTGACGCAGGTCGCCACTATGGCCATTGTTGATGTGCAGACCACCTCCGGTATTGTTGTGGGGGTAGATGCGTCATTCAACGCCATTATTCCTCAAATGCTTAACTATGCGGAATTAAGGATCCAGCGCGATTTAGATTTACTTCCATCTCAAACATCGCGCCCGTACACCATGACCATTGGCAGTAACCAATTGCAGCTTGGCGCGTATGATTTTGTTACTATCCAAACAATTACCCTGACCGTTTCTAACGAAACATACACGTTGCTCCCGGCAACAAAAGAATATTTGCAAAATGTATATGGCTCTGCCGCTACTGCAAACAGGGCGCGGCCAAAGCTTTTTGCAATGTTTGGCGGTGACCTTTCCACTGGCGGCGAAACTTACAATAACATCTTAATTGGCCCTTATCCTGACGCCGCTTACACTGTTGAGGTGGTCGGCACGGTGCGCCTTCCAACGCTGTACGAAAACGCGACAACGCCTTTGGCCGCTACCGGCACAACCTTTATCAGCACATATTTCCCAGATCTTCTGGTTCAAGCATCGCTGATTTACATATCCCAGTTTCAACGCAACTTTGGGGCAGCTTCTAACGACCCATCCATGGGGCCGACATATGAATTGCAGTATCAGAACCTGCTGAAGGGCGCTGCTGTCGAAGAGGGGCGCAAAAAGTTCAGCGCATCCGCTTGGTCATCTATGCAGCCTCCTGTAGCAGCCACTCCAACAAGGTAGCGCTTCATGCCTCACGCCAGTTTGAAGCTACGCCCCGGCGTTGATCAGAATGAAACACTAGCCCTGAATGAGGCTGGCATTTCAATAAGCGAACTTGTCCGCTTTATTCCCGATCAGCAGCAGGGCGCTTTGGTTCAAAAGCTTGGCGGGTGGACTAAGTATTTTCCTAACACCACACCAGCCATTACCCGCGCCCTGTGGGCTTGGCAGGATACACTGGCGACCAAGCACCTTGCTTACGGCACTGAAGAAATTGGCGCTACAGGAATTGCGCAACTTGGCGTCATTACAGATGGCGCTCTTAGTGATATAACGCCGCGCCAAACCTCAACTAACGTCGCGGCAGCAGCATCAGCCACAAGCGGAAGCAGCTTTGTCATCATTACGGATGCTACAGTACCCGGCATAACCCAGTTCAACTCAGTCTATATTGCAACGCAAATATCAGTTGGCGGCGTTGTCCTTTTTGGGTTGTATCAATGCGACCCTGATGGGTATCTTGGGGCCACAACTTATTCTGTTCAAGCCATAGACAGTCTTGGATCACCGCTTCCCGCCACTTCGACATCAACGACCACAACGCTGCCGCTTTTCTCCGTCGTTTCGGCGTCCCCAGCCGTTACTGTCACGCTGGCTAATCACGGTTATTCGGTAGGAAGCACATTCACCGTCCTTATGTCCACAACGGTTGGCGGCACTACACTCTATGGCGACTTTGATGTTCAATCTGTCATCAGCAGCAGCCAGTTCACAATTAATGCCCTGACGCTTCCAACATCAACAACAACCGGCTATTTAAATGGAAACCAAGCCCATTTTATTTATAACTTTGGGGTCGGGGCCATTTCATCTGGTACAGGCTATGGTGTTGGTACTTACGGCGGTGGCGGCTATGGGACTGGGACCGCTGTTGCCCCCAGCACTGGGACAGCAATTAATGCGGACGATTGGACCTTTGATAACTGGGGGGAAATTCTTCTTTCCTGCCCAACTTACGATGAGTCTCCGCCATTCCAAGCTATTTACGAATGGGATCCAACTAGTTCCAGCCCCTCTGCAACCGTAATTCCGCAGGCACCGCCCGTAAATGCCGGGTTCTTTGTTGCCATGCCTCAGCGCCAGATTATTGCTTTTGGCTCCACTTTTACTGGTATCCAAGATCCCTTGCTTGTCCGTTGGTGCGATGTCAGTAATTACTCAGACTGGATTGGTACTGTCATCAATCAGGCTGGCTCCTATCGTATTCCTAAGGGCTCTAGGATTGTTGGGGCGCTTCAGGCCGCGCAGCAGGCGTTTCTCTGGACTGACATTGGCGTTTGGTCGATGCAGTATATCGGTCAGCCGTATGTGTATTCTTTCAACGAAGTGGGCTCCGGCTGCGGCCTGATTGCCAAAAAGGCTGCGGCGTCTATCAATGGTTCAGTTTTCTGGATGGGGCCATCGCAGTTCTTTTCAATGACCGAGCAAGGTGTGCAGCCTGTTTTTTGCCCAATTTGGGATGTTATCTTCCAAGACCTCGACCAAACAAACTTGGATAAAATCCGGGTTGCAGTGAATTCACGTTTTAATGAAATTACTTGGTACTATCCGACCATGAGCAATGGCGGAGAAGTTAACGCATACGCTAAGTACAACGTGGGTCTAAAGGTTTGGGATTTTGGTACGCTTGGCAGGTCAGCTTGGGTTGATCAGTCGGTCCTTGGCCCTCCTATTGGAGCCGACCCAAGCAGCCGGTACATTTACCAGCACGAAACATCTACAAACGCTGATGGCGTACCTATGCTTTCTAGTTTCCAAACGGGCTATTTTGCTATGGCTGAAGCGGACGTTAAAGTCTTTGTCGATCAAGTTTGGCCAGACATGAAGTGGGGCTATTACGGCGGCACCCAAAACGCTACGGTCAACCTCACATTCTATGTCGCAGACTATGCTGGCCAGACGCCTATCACATATGGCCCCTTTCCATTGACGCAGGGCACGACATTTATTTCCCCGCGCTTCCGGGGTAGGCTAATGTCAATTGGGCTTGGCAGCAGCGACATTGATTCATTCTGGCGTATTGGAAACATTCGCTACCGCATCCAGCCTGACGGAAAGTTTTAAGACATGGCATCATTAAGCGATCTTCTCACTACCGCAAAGAACATTGCATCCGCCATTAACGGTGTGGCGCAGACCTATGTGGCCGTGCAGGGTGCAAGAATTCTTCAAAACATCACTGCTACGGCTGTTGTAAACAATGCCGCTGGGCGGTTAGCAATGGTAACTGTAACAACCGCAGGCTCAACTGTTGGTGTCATTTATGACGCTGCTGCAACTGGTGCCACAACACGTCCCATTTACACTATCCCAAACACAGTCGGTGTTGTATTCGTAAACCTCCCAGTGGTTTACGGCATTGTTGTGGTTCCCGGCACAGGCCAAGCTGTCACAGTAAGTTATTCGTGAGGTTATTATGCCATTAAAGCACGGTAAATCGCAGAAAGTCATAAGCGGCAATATTTCCGAAATGATTAAATCCGGGCACCCTCGCGATCAAAGCATTGCCGCTGCGCTTTCAACTGCGCGTAAAATGCGGGCCGCAGGTGGTCAGGTCAACACAAAGACCCACAGCGGACCCATCCACAGCGCCGTAGCAGGCCGTACAGACCACTTGCCAATGCATGTGGCTTCGGGATCTTATGTCATCCCTGCCGACATCATCAGCGCGATGGGCGAAGGCAATACCATGGCTGGCTTCAAACACATGCGTACTATCTTTGGCGGTGTACCATATACCGGACAGGATGAGCCTTACGGCGTTGAAGGCGGACCTTATGGTGAGCCTCTGCCCGGTAAGGCTGAGGGCGGCGCTGCAACGGTTCCGATTGTTGCTGCTGGCGGTGAATATGTCGTAACGCCTGAGCAGGTGATTGAAGCTGGCGGTGGCGACCTTGACACTGGCCACCGGGTATTAGATGAATTCGTTAAGCGTATGCGCGCTAAAACTGTTAATACATTAAAGAATCTACCCGGACCTAAGAAAGATTAATTATGACAGATAAAACAAACCCAAAAGACCTTTATATTCGTGTTGGTACCCCTGAGGATATTGATGAGATTATGGTTGTTGCCATGCAGGCAACTGAGGAAAATGGGTTTCTTGAAGCAAGCCCAGCTAAATTGGTCCAAGAAATCTATCCGGCCCTTTGCCAAGATCACGGTATTGTCGGCCTAATTGGCCCCAAAGACGGTGCGATTGAGGGCATTGTAGTCCTACGGATTGGTACAATGTGGTACTCAGAAGCGCCAGTTGTTGAAGAAAAAGCTATCTTTGTTCACCCTGAATTCCGTAGCGCAAGAGGCGCTCGTGCAAGGCGTTTGTGCGATTTTAGTAAAAAGGTATCCGATACCCTTGGAATTCCTTTAATAATTGGTGTATTGTCCAATAACAGGACGGAAGCTAAGGTACGGATGTATGAGCGCCAGTTTGGGAAGCCAAGCGGTGCTTTTTTCCTATACGGCGCGAAAACTGGAGATCCCTCCAGAACGGAGCATTAAATGGGCGGTAAAACCTCTAAGTCAACACAAGCAATTAGTGTCCCACCAGAGGTTCTGGCGAGGTATAATGCGGTCAACGCCCGTGCTGATACGGTCACCAATAAGCCGTACCAGTATTATACTGGGCAGTTTGTCGCTCCTTTAACGGCCACGCAACAGGCAGGTATTTCTAATACCAACGCCGCTGCGGGCATCGCCCAACCATATTTTGGCGCTGCAACAGGCCAGCTTATGGGCGCACAGCAGGCGGCAATGCCTTATTATCAGGGTGCTACTGAGCAGCTTGGTCAGGGTATAAATGCTGGTCAGCAGCTTGCGGGCCAATCTTATAATACGCTAAGTGGCGCTCAGAACATCGGAAACCAGCTTGCTGGGCAGTCTCTTGAAACTCTTGGCGCAGCGCAAAATCAGGCTGGTGGAATTCAGCAAACCGCGCTTAATAATTTTAATGCTGCCTATGCAGGGGCGCAGCCTTATAACCAAGCGGCTGGTGGCTTGTATCAGCAGGGGCTGGAGCAGGGCCGTGACTTTACCGGGCAGTCAGCTTATGGGACGCAGCAGGCTTTGGCTGGCGCGCAACCTTTCCAGCAAGCGGCAACTCAATACATGGGTAGCGGCGCTCAAGCAGTAAATCCCTATGATCTGGGCGCTGATCAAATTAACAAGTACATGTCCCCTTATCTTAGCACCGTTTTGCAGGGAACCGCTGGCCTTTTGAACCAGCAGAACCAGCAGCAGCAATCAGGCCAAATGGGCAATGCTATCCGCTCTGGGGCCTTTGGCGGTGACCGATCAGGTATCGCTGCGGCAAACCTGAACCAACAGCAGAACTTGGCAAACTCCAAGATCTTTTCTGACCTTCTTAATCAAGGCTTTGGTCAGGCGCTTGGCACTGCTCAGCAACAGCAGCAGCTTGGTCTTGGCGCTCAGCAGGCGAACCGTGCTGCACAGCAGCAGGCTTCACAGCAGGCACTTGCCATTGGCCAACAGGGTTTTGGTCAGGGACTTTCCGCCGCTCAACAGCAGGCTGCTCTTGGCCAGCAGCTTTTTGGCATGGGATCCACCACTGGCCAAAACGCTGCCGCCCTTGGTCAGCAAGTTTATGGTCAAGGCACAGGCACAGCAGCACAGCAGGCTGCTATGGGCCAGCAAATCTTTGGTCAGGGTGCTACAGCAGCAGCGCAGCAGGCGGCTTTGGGTCAGCAGCAGTTTGGTCAGGGCGCTACAACAGCAGCCCAGCAAGCTGCTTTGGGTCAGCAGCAGTTTGGTCAAGGTACGGCAGCATCTCAGCAGGCAGCGGCCTTGGGTCAAGGTCTTTACGGCATGGGAGCCAACACATCTAGCCAGCTTGCTGGCCTTGGTACAGGCGCTCAGGGAGCCGCTTTGTCAGGCGCAGGTGCCCAATTGGCAGCAGGTCAAGCAGAACAGGCCACGCAGCAGGCTGAAAACACTGCTAAGTACAATGAATTCCTTCAGGCCCAGTCGCTGCCATATCAGCAGCTTAAACTGGCGTCTGACATTGCCCTTGGCACTGGTACGGCTTCCGGATCCACAACCACAACTGCACAGCCCGGTGGCTTCTTCTCCGACGAACGTCTGAAAGAGAACATCAAGGCTGTTGGTAAGACTTTTGATGGCCAGACCATCCATAGCTACAATTATAAGGGCGATCCACGCACACAGATCGGTCTAATCGCTCAAGAGGTCCAGAAGCATCACCCAGAGGCTGTTGGCCTTGCAGGTGGCTACAAGACCGTCGATTACGACAAGGCTACTGAAGACGCCTCCGACCGTGGTCACATGGCCTCTGGTGGCCTTGCAAGCGCTGGTGGCAGTGTAATGCCATATAATGCAGGTCAGGGCTTTGCTGATGGCGGTTTTGCCGGGTTCGATCCGGCCACGATGCAGCAAATGCTGGCAGCACAGCAAGCTATGTATGCTCCACTTTCCAGCAACAACATGTATGCTGGTGGGCCAAATGCTGGCGGTGGCCTTGTACCACAGTCAACCTTTACTCAAGGCCAATTGATGGTGCCTGCTGAATTAGCACGTCAAGCCACAGGCGCTGAAAAGGCTAAAACAATTGTTGATCTTGGTAAGAGCGTTAACGAATTTGGCGAAGGGATTGGCGTTTTTGGCAAAGATAAGAAACCTAAAGATAAAAATCCTGAAGATGAAAAGAATGATGGGTCTTATAAATACATAGAAGACGAAATCTTAAACCGCGCCCTTGGTGGTGGAATACCATATAGCGGTCAGGGCTTAGACATTCCTGAATCTGGCCTTGCTGCCGGTTCAGGTAGCCCCATGACGGCCAGCGCGCTTCAGGCGCAGCAAAGTGGCATTCAAAAACTTGGTGATACAGCAGACACCGGAATGAAATTATTTAAAGCTGGGAAAAAACTTTCCAAACTCTTTGCGGATGGTGGCGGCATCCCTTACGCCGGTCAGGGCCTAGATATTCCTGATGAGGACGATTCATCTAAGACTTACCAGCTTCCGACTGCGGGGGATATGCCCGATAAGCCCAAGAGCGGCTTCAGCAAAGCCGTTAAAGTTGCGGGCACTGTGGCTAAGTTAGCCTCTATGTTTTCCGACAAGCGTATGAAGCAAAACATCAAGCCTATTGGTAAACTGTTTGACGGCCAAATCGTTCATAGCTTCAATTATAAGGGCGACCCACGCACCCAGATTGGTTTGATTGCCCAAGAGGTTGAAGACCATAAGCCACATGCCGTTGGCTTGGCTGGCAAGTACAAGACTGTGGACTACGACAAGGCAACGTCAGCGGCTGCGGATCGCGGTCATTTTGCCATGGGCGGTGATCCTAAAATGCCAGTTAACTCAATCTTTGCTTCACTGCGCAGGGACATTGACCCCCGCTATGCCCTGTCTGATATTGCCCCTGAGCAAGATTTAGAACTTCAGCGCGAGGAGCGTCAGGGTGCCATGCCGACTACTGATCTTGCTAAAATGCCAAAGCCTGCGGGTCTTGCTAGCGCGGGCGTCGAAGGTTCGCCTAACATACTTCAAGGCGGTAAGCCGGATTCAATGCCTAAGCTTGCTGGTCTTTCGCCAGCAGCGGCATCTTTGCCTAAAGACCTATCCGGGATTGCCAAGCTTATCTTTGCGGCTGAAGGCGATGGTGCAGTAGATACATCTTCGGCGCTCGGCAGGTACGGCATCATTAAAGGTACATACGTCGATTATTTTAAAAAGGCATTTCCGCAGCAGGCCCGTGAATTGGGTGATGCTGGCATCAAAGCCCTTCGCACTACACCTGAAGGTCGCAAGCTTAATTTGCAGTTTGGCCCAATGATTATTGCGGATAACGCAAAAACCCTTTCAAAAGCTGGCTTTGATACGAATGCGGGCAATGTCTACTTGGCTCACTTCCTTGGCCCCGCTGGCGCTGTAAGGGCGTTAAAGGCAGGTCCAAATACACCAGTTGAATTGGCCGTTGATAAAGATTCAATTGATGCCAATCCAAATGTGTTTGCAAAAAAGAAGATCCGCACCGTTGGTGAACTCCTTAACTGGTCAAACAACACTATGGCAAAACGCGCCAAGGAAATGGGGCGCGCATCAGGGGGCCTTGCTGGCCGTGATGGGTATGCTCTTGCTGGCGGTGTTAATGGCCTACAAAACCCTGAAGACATAGATGCTTTGTCTGAAATGGAGAAACTCCCGGTAGAGGAAATTGTTCCAGCACCTGAAATGCGGAAGACGGAAGGCTTGGCTCCGCCAATGGCAGCTACGCCGAATGAAGTGCCAGCCACTGTGCCTGTTGCTGAAAAGCCAGTAGGCTTAGGTGCTGCTGCGCCCATGACGCCGCCTGCCAAGCGTGCTAATGTTTTCCAGCGCGTTCTTGGATACGACAAGAGCCAGCCAGCTTACGACCCCAAGACAAACAACAAATTCCTCCAGCGCCTTGGGCATGGGGAAACAGACGCTGTTCTATCTGCAATCCAAGGCATTGCAGCCATGGGCACAGCGCCTACACGCAGCCTTGGTGTGGCTCTTGCCAGCGGGCTTGGCGCTGGAGCGCAGGCGTTCCAAGGCCAGCGTGAGTTTGGTCGCCAGTTGCGTGAAACGGCTGCTGTCGAGGCCAGCGTTAAGGCTAAGCAGGATCAAGCAAATGCTGATGTCGCTACGGCGTATGTCAATATCAAAGACCTGCCCAACAAGATTGCTGGTTGGCGTCAGATAGCGCGTAAGGGTGGCCCAGACGCAGCCCTTGCCACCCAGACTGCCAACACTCTTCAGCGCATTTTTAACAACGCTGAAAAGACTTTGGGTAGCTCACCTGCGGGTGGCCAAGAGTTATTGATTCCTTCTGACACGCCTGTACCTACAGCAGGGGCCGCTGGCGCGCCTGCTAAAACACCCGCAAAGCCAACTTCTGCCGGTAGCCTGTATGAAGACCTTCAATTCCAAGGGATGGCTGGCCTTCCAACGACTGCGGCAGAAAAACAACTTGCAATGGCTGAGCAGGGCCTTTTGTGGGATGGTGAAAAGTTTGTTGAAGATCCTGATTTGATAAGAGCAAAACTTGCTGTCACAGGCGCGCCTTTGCGTCAATCCAGTAACATCACTACCGATGTCGAAGTTGGTAGGAATCTCTTTGAAACTGCAGTTCAAGAGAATATTAATTATCAAAAAGCCAATTCCATTATCCAAAGCATTGGCTCTTTGCCTGCAAATCAAGTCCCAACCACAGGCTTTATCAATAGGCTTGCCCAAGCGGCTGGCGCTGCATTTGGGTACGATCAAGCACAAATGGATGCCAAATTTGGCGAACAGCCAAAAATCAACAGCATTTTAAATGCTGCTGCGGCTGAGGGTATCAATATTGACCCAAGCCTTGGTGCCGCTGGTGTAAACGTGCTTATTAGGGCCCTAAATGAAAAGGCCCGAATTGCGTTTATTCGCGCTCAGGCTGCTCAGCAGTTCCTCAGGGTCACTGGCGGATACAGTGGCGGAATGGAGGAATTTATTGAAAAGGCTTTGGAAAAAAACAAGCGTAAGCAATAAGGATCGCGACGATGGTTGAAAAAACAAGCGATGGGTTTTGGGACCGAATTGGCAGGAGCGACCCTAAAGCTGCGCTTCAAAGTATATTGGACACGATTACCGACCTTACCCCTTGGTCTGCGGACCCGTCTAAAGCCCGTAAGCAAGGTATTAAACCCCCCAACCCGACTGCGCGGCGAACAACGGCTGCGCCTAGATTGGGCGTTGGCGATGCAGTAGCAACGACTGCAATCAACTTAATTGATCCGCGCCAATGGTTTAGCACGTTTAAAGATACAGTTACTGCCATACCAAGTCTTTTAAGTGGTGAGGTAGTAAACAGTATAGGAAGCGCTTGGACTGGCCAGCAAATTGCAGAGCGTCGAGCAAAAAAGCAGGATGTATCGCCCAATTGGTACCGCAACAACATTTTGCTTCCTCGCGAAAGGAAGCGTTACAGCGATAAGCAAATTAGTGACTTAATGCGGGGTGACACAGCAAGATGGAATGTTCTTTCTAACGAGTTTTCATACGTCAATCCCAAGACAAAGCAGCGTGTTTTTGATTGGAATGCTGTCGGCCACAGGTTGGTTGAAAATCCTGCGGACGTTGTTTTAATGTTTACTGGCATTGGTGAAGTTGGGGCTTCTGGAAACCTAGCCCGCTTAAGCAGGTTGGGCCGCATTGGTCCCGATGCAGATATTATTTCTAATGCCGGAAACCTTTCCCGCAAGGTTCAGACGGTAAGCCGCGCAGGCAGCATTGCTGCGGACCCTCTTACGGCTTTGGCTGTTACCGGCGGCACAAAAGCGCTTGTTCGCGGTGCGAGTATCGCCAACCGCACCATTTCAAATCCCGTTACATCAATTTTAGACCCTGATTATGTGACCGCATTTGAAGCATATAAAGACAGGATATTTGATAACCTTGTTAACTCTGACACACTTGGTGAAAGATTGTCTCCCAAGGAAGCAAAGCAGTGGATCAATCAGAACAAGGACAATATGTTTTATAGCTTTAATGCTGAAAACGGTGGCCGCTTTAGCAATCCTTATAATACCGAAACTACAGCGCTGTTTGCGGCTCAGGGCAAAGACCCAACGGCCTACGGCGCGCCAAGCATTTACAATCGCGTAAACCAGAAATTTAACCGTACTGGAGGGCCCAGCGAGGCTTCCCTTCGTCAGGTTACCCTTGAGGCTGCACAGGTCCCTAGCCCCCGCCGCAGCGCTACCACACTTGAGGCAGCGCCCTCTGGTCTTGCCCAAAACAACAAAAATTGGGTTGAAAATCAGCAGCAAAACTTAACGACCCAACTTAATGATAGAATGTCCACTAATTACCCCGGACAGCAATTTGATTTTGCGTCTATGACAAGGCCAACAAATCCTGTTGCGGGTAGCACAATAGGTGACTTTGTTTATCGCCCGGATGGCGGATGGCATTCAACATCTGGCAATCGTGCTGGGCCTTCTTTGCAGCCTGTTCTTAATGAACAATTTCGGATGCAAAATCCAAACCCAAACATCAGCCCTGCCGATCTTGATTTTGTCCGCCGCAATCGCGCAGCAAGTTCTGATTTGGGGCAAGCTTATTCGATTAATCCACCTAACCAAACATTTCCAGAACGTATTTATAATACAGGTAAAACTGTGCTTAGGCCGCTCACTGCTGGTATCGGCACATTTATGTATACAGGTAGCCCCCAATTTGCCGCAGCAGCAGGTGTAGGTGCAGCAGGACAGGATATTTATCGCGGCCTTCAGACTGGCAAAAGATACCTTGATGAGGTTTCAGGCGCTCCATTCAACTACAATCCAAACAATCCGCTGTTAAGAAACAACGCTTTGATACCTCGCACCACAGCGCAGGCTGCATCAGCAGTTGTGCCCAACCCGATCCAACTTCCACCCGCTGAGCAAAAGCCCGCACCCTCTGCGCCTATTCTTTCCCCTGCGGCTGTAGCGACTGATCGCGAAGCAATTAAAATGCCTGAGATTGCGCCGGGGCCTAAGGCAGACACAACAATGCCGACTGCGGACCTTGTCCCGGAAAAGCTTGATCTTTCGCGGTTTGATACCAATCAAGGTGCATTAGAGCCAGAAATATACGACACTTCGCAGTTTGACGCCCCGCAGCGCATGTATGGCGGGCGCACTGCGTACCGGGCTGGCGGCAAGGTCGGCGGGATTGAACCGCTTATTCAGGCATTGATGAACAAGGCAAAAACAGCTAAAAAGGTTTCGAATAAGGCAACGGAGCCCCTGCTAAATGAGCGCGATGATGCTATAGCTAGTGCCTTAGCTGTTGCGCAAAAAGCTATCTGAGGAGTAACCCATGGCCAGTTCGTATACCACCAACAAGCAAATCGAAAAGCCCGCAAACGGCGATTACAACAACACATGGTCGGTGCCGGTTAACAGTGACTGGGACATCATTGACCGTGCGTTTGGTGGAACGACATCCCTAAACGCCGTTGGTGCATCTGGTGTTGTTGCGCTTACCTCCACGCAGTACCAAGCGCCAATTATTGGCATTACAGGTGCATTGACTGCAAACGTAAACTACCAACTACCGGTAAGCGTTGGTGGATTTTTTTATATTTTCAACAATACGTCTGGGGCGTTTTCGATCACTTTCTCTTCAGCGGGTGGCGGCACCACTGTCACCCTCCCGCAGGGTTACATAGTTTCAGTTATTTCTGACGGCACCAATATTCGCTTTGGTACAACCAACGCCGCTTTGATTACTTCCACCTATGCCGACCCATCGTGGATCACATCGCTTGCAGCCTCAAAGCTGACAGGTACTGTTGCCGTTGCTAGTGGTGGGACGGGCGCGGCTACCAGTGCTGCGGCGCGGGTAAACTTGCTCCCCTCCTATGCGGGTAACGCTGGTAAATTCCTTGCGGTCAATGTAGGCGCTACGGATACTGAATGGGTTTCGGCTGGCGGCGCAGGCACTGTAACTTCAGTTAATGCTACTACAGCTATTAGTGGCCTATCCTTCTCAGGTGGCCCGATCACTGCGGCTGGCACCCTAACTCTTAGCGGCACGTTAGGTGTAGCAGGCGGTGGCACAGGGGCTGCTACACTAACCTCAGGCGCGGTCTTGATTGGTGCTGGCACGTCTGCTGTTACATCTGTCTCCCCCAGCACCGTAGGGAATGTGCTTACATCTAACGGATCAGCTTGGGTTTCTCAAGCTGCTGGTGCGGCAGGCGTTAGCAGCTTTAACACCCGCACAGGTGCGGTTACGCTTACCTCGTCGGACGTTACGACTGCTCTTACCTATACCCCGGTCCAACCTAACGGCACGGGTGCTTCTGGTACATGGAGCATAAGCATTAGCGGTAACGCAGGGACAGCTACCTCAGCCACTTCTGCGACAACAGCCACGACAGCGACAACCGCAAACGCCCTGAACACCAGCAACAACTATCAGGTCAACAGCCTTGGTGTTGGCACGGCAGGATCTGGCACCGCAGGAGAGATCCGGGCAACAAACAACGTCACCGCTTTTTATTCGTCAGATGCGCGCTTGAAGGAAAACGTGCAGCCGATCACAAACGCTCTCGACATTGTGTCGGCAGTCGGCGGCAAGACCTTTGACTGGACAGATGCGTATCTTGCAGAGCATGGCGGCGCAGACGGATATTTTGTCCGCAAGAACGACTTTGGCGTTATAGCGCAAGATGTACAGGCGGCATTTCCGCTGGCTGTGCGCGAACGTAGCGATGGCACACTTGCCGTTGACTATGAAAAGCTAGTCGCTGTGGCCTTTGCTGCGATTGCGGAATTAAAGGCTGAAGTGGAGGCGCTTAAAAAATGACACTCGCCGCATCAGGGCCACTCAGTATGGGGGGCAGCACAGCAAACCGGTCTGTCAACCTTGAGCTAAGCCAAGCAGCCACTGCACAGATTTCGTTGAACGACGCTAATGTGCGGGCGCTTGCTGGTGTGCCTTCCGGTGCCATTGTCCTAGCAACTGACTTCTACGGTAAGCCTGTGGTTGTTACTGAAACCCAAACAGTCACTGTTGGGAATTTTTCGTTTAAGGGTTTTGATAATTACGGGTTTAGTGCAGGTGGTTGGGGCTCTATTACAGATGGCACGTTTGGCTTTATCAGCAACGCGCCCATTGAAATCTTGAGTTGGAGTAATACCAACACGTTATCTTTCCAAATAACTGGAATTTACGCAAATTCTGGCTGGACCAAAGTTACAATAGCTGGCGTAGATTTCCTCCGCACTGCTGCAACATTTTCAACTAACGCTAGCCCAAGTTATTCACTTTGGACTTGGGCAGGTGCAAGTAATGTATTTGGCACAACTGTCGGCGCGTCTGTTGCAGCGGTGTTTACACAATGAGACTTGACCCTAAATCATTCACCGAAATGGTGGTTCCGCTAAATGACGAAATGTCTATCCGGTATACTGAATTTGTTGACGGCAGTACTTTCTGGCGCAGCGCAGGCTCTTGGAGGACTTGGAGGCAGTGGCCGTTTTTGGCTCCGGTGGGTAATGCAAACATCCAACAAAAATGTGATGATGGCGTAGCGTTTGGCTGTTGCGAGCATATCTCAGTCGTGCTGTCTGGAAGTTTGGTATACACACTTAAAACGGAAAACGGCACTTTGGATTACGTCTGGGAGCGCGGCGCTCATAATGTTGCGAATGGTCTAGGCTATTTACCAACAGAGGAATTTTCCCGCACATTTAACAATGGCTTTTCTATGTGCTGCGTTGTGCAACCCGCCCGTGGCCTGTCCGGTGAAGCGGTATATTCCTTTGAGGTTGTTGAGGGTAACGCAACTTTGAATAAAGACGCATATGCCGTCCATATCTGCGGCTTTGAACAGACACGCCGCACGGTATTTGGGGCTAACGCTGGGGACACCCTAGATGCCAACGCCGACGATATAGCGATTATTATATACAAGGGTGTACTCTAATGGCTGTAAAAGAAGATGACATAAACCTGCGCTTGACAACGCATGAAGCCGTTTGCGCTGAGCGCTGGCGGGAAACAATTATGCGTATAAAACGCATTGAAGCCCTCATGATCGGCACTGCCGCTGGGGTAATCGGGCTTCTGTCCACAATTGCATTTAGGATGGGATGACATGAACTTTTTTGGCAATTTTGAAAGCAAGAAAGACGGCATTGACGATACCGTCGAATGGATTTTGCGCGTCACCGTTGTGACCCTTGCTATGATTATGATGGCCGTAATCACCACGTTGATGTTTGGCCTGTTTAACAACGATGTTGATAATGCTGAAATCTTTTCGATCATTGGCCCTGCGTTCAACACCATCGTCGGTGCCTTTGTTGGTCTGCTAGGCGGCTTGAGCCTTAACGCCAATGCGCGTGATAAAAAGCCAGAAGAAACGCTGGAATTGGACACACCTGAGCCGGAGCCAGAAGTCGGTGAGTATAGCCCTGTGCCGTTGGTCCGCCCTGCTGGGACGATCTTCCCTAAACACGTCATCGAAGAAGACGAAGATGACGACATGGAACCTTGGGAAAAGTATCGTAACGATCTGCGCTATGACGTAAACGGTGATGGCGTGGTTGACGCAGACGATTTCCCTGACTGGCGCAATCCGGCGGCATAAAATGGCGGGCAATCTCTCCACTGTCGAACTGATTGGGCAGCTTTGGCCTATCGTATTGGCGTTCATTACGCTGACCATCATTCTTGCCAAAATGGATGTGCGCCTTGCTGTGGTTGAGGAGAAAATCAAGACGCTCTTTGAGTTATGGAATAATCGGAAGGATGATAAATGAGCCTTATAACCCTTCAACAGAAAATAGGAGTAACGGCAGATGGCGCATTCGGTCCGGGAACATTTAAAAAGGCTGCGGCTTTCTATAAATTATCGCCTGATAGGGCAGCGCATTTCTTTGCTCAAACAGCGCATGAAAGTGGCGGCTTCAAAGCCTTTAGCGAAAACCTCAACTACGGAGCCAAAGGGCTTCGCGGCATCTTTGGCAAATATTTCCCGACTGACGCGCTGGCTAAGGCGTATGAACGTCAACCGCAAAAAATAGCCAACCGTGTCTACGCCAACCGCATGGGCAATGGCCCTGAAGGCAGTGGGGATGGATGGAAATTCCGAGGCAGGGGTGCTCTCCAACTCACCGGGAAAGACAACTACCAAGCCTTCGCCAACTACATCAACCGACCAGAAGTAATGCACGACCCCGACCTTGTGTCGGGCGAACTGTGCTTTGAAAGCGCGTTGTGGTTCTTTGACAAAAACAAGCTATGGTCGATCTGCGATCAAGGTACAGGCGAAGGCGCGATCCTTGCCCTGACAAAGCGCATTAATGGTGGTACACACGGTCTAGATGACCGCAAGGCTAAAACAAAGAAGTACGCAATATGGCTTTAATCAACCCAGTAATGATATATGGATTAGCAGGCGCTTTACTTATTGGCGCTGCTTCTGGTTACAAAGTTCGTGACTGGCAGTGCGATGCAGCTTTTGCAAAAGCGCTGGAAAAAGCTGAAAAGCTGCGTGTCAAAAAACAAGAGGTAGTAGATGATGTCTCAAAAACCTACGAATCGGAACGAGATCAAGCCAATGTCGTGGCAACCGAACGCACCAACACCATTCGTGAAATATACAAGACGGCTCCTGCCATTCCTGTTGATTGCGCTGGTTCTGATGCTTTGCGCAGGGTGCTCGAAAGCGGT